GGACAAGGTTTCGCTGACCTGGCCCTGCGTGTAAAGGACAATCGTCAAGTCCCCGGAGGTAGGGTCGGACTCGTATGCAATAATGTGGGAATACGGTACATAGAAGTTCTGCGAGTTAGCGTAAACAAGCGTCAGGAAACGAGTCCCGAAGGTGAAGGAGGTCAGTCTGCCAAGTGCCATTATACGCTCATTAAGCTGAGTTGTCCGTTTATGAGACTTATTTGGCTCGTAGAACCCTTCTGCTCAATCCAAATCTCGTACTCCCCTGCCCCCTCCGCATACAGTTCAAGATAAGCCGAATGAGGGGCGGAAGAATGAAGGTGAACAGAAGATTTAGTCGTGTCATCAACAACGCCATTTCTTGCAATGTAGAAGTAATACTCACGACCATTCGTTCCGCTAAAATTAACCATAGCGCTCACACGATAAGGAAGCGAATTAGCACCCGTCCAATCAACCCTCGGACTTGATTCATCGGCAACATTGTAGGCCGTAGAAACAACCGCACTCATTGCATAGGTCAGTTTTTCAGGAGTGTCAGGGGCAGCAGGAGTAAATGAGTGAGCCGTACTCGTGGACAAGCTCACGCATCCCCTTTCCTTTAATAATACCGAAGAATCGGATAGATTCTCAAACAAAGTACCAACACGATTAGCGGTGTTCTGCGCAATGCCCGTTTCGTTCTTCACTACAAGTGAAGCCGAATCCAAATTTGCTCTTGTTTCAATAGCCATAATGTTTATTTATAGGTCAAATATACGATTTTAACAAGGTTCGGTTGTGTTCAGACAAGCCGCATCGCCAATCACCTCCACCTCCATATCCAAAGTAATAATGTACAAATTCGTGTCCCAGGCAATCTTCGCTCCCTCAAACTCGCTATCCAAGTTGTCCTTAATGGAATACCCGGAACTCACACCAAGCACATCCACACTCACCGCACCGACACTCTGCGCCAAAGCCTCGTAGAGGCCCGTAATCTTGCTCTGGACGAGCGAACTCACCTCGTAGGGTCTCTTACCCTTCCTGCGACCGATAATCACAAGACGCAAGGGATAAACGATTCTCAGCAGGTCTTGGCATCCAATAAAGTTGTTCTCGTCCGTGACCTCGGCCCGCTCCCTGCCATTGTATCGGATGTAGGCAATGCCCTCACTCCAATCGTAATCGTCCACAACGTGCCGATATTCCCCGTTGGAGCAATACACCGCAGGGATAATCTTGCCATCTCTATCGGGCAACAACTCGGCAAAGCCCGTATGCCGAACCAACTTGTAAGCGTTCAGCCGGGCGAATATCTCGTCAATAACCTGGGTGACTATCATAGTGTCGTTCTAAATAGCTTTGGGGTAAACAGCTTTGCGAAGGTTTCAACAAAAACAGCCTTCTCCTTTACGCTTAACTTGAAAATCGGGCCTCTTAAACGCTCCCAAGCCGCCTTAACGATATTAATCTCACCATCAGGCCCTCGCCTTGTTGTAATCTCTGCCACAAAGTTTGGCCCACCAAACATAAAAGGAGACCCCTCTGAACGCTTATGGAGGACTTTTAACTCGTTTCTCAAAGTGCCTGTAAATTCCAAATCCCAAGCCTCTACTTGCAAACCATACCTCTGTCTTAATTTAATGTAAGGCAGGGTATCGCCCTTTCTGTAATCTCGTTTAGGGTGTTCGGAATATCCACGCTTTATGAGATTCATATCGGTAGCCAACTTCTTCTCGTGAATCCTCTTTTCAAGACCGTCAGGGCCATTGTGAGCCGCAACAGCCGCTCCACGCAAGGCATACAGCCTCGCTTCGGGCAAACGAGAAACTTGCGCCTGAACCTTCTTTATGTAATCATCAATCGTCACGGTATCAAAGAGGCTTGTCGCACCTTCTGCCTGCAAGAAAAGCAAGACCCTTCAGGCAGATTGGCTTGTTCAAAGTAGCGTTGCATATATTGGTCGTATTGAGCTTGATAGTAGTTGCTCAATTCCTCGTTCATATCCCGATTAAAGACAATTAATCCATTCAATCTCTTGGAAAATTGCATTTCTTTCAGCAAGAGCATCCCGGTCTTGTAAAGCAATGGATAGCCGAGTTGAGCAATGTGCGCACAAAGTAATGCCTCAAAACTGCAAGCGACATTGTATTGAACGCTCAACCCCCCGGTGAAAGCACCACCGCTGATATTGGTATCCAACAAAGGCGCACTAACAGGTATTTCAATCGCTCTCTCAAGCATACTTTCAGTCCAACGATAGCCCCTGCCGCATCCACCGCATCCATAAGTCGGATATAAACTTGTCTGAAATGATGCCACCGAAGTAGCATTGTAAAGCACCGCTAAATTGAGCATCTGACCGTTGGATTGGTAGGTCTTGTTCACCACAAGCCTTACTACCGAATTGGCCACCGAGGTCACATTGAAGGTGTCCAAAGTTGCTCCCGTCCTCAAATCAACTACCCTCACAGGCACTACGCCCGAACTTGGGAGCAGAAGACTGATGGAAGAAATGGTCACGGAGATGTAATCCACCTGCCTATATCGCATTCCTATTCCTCTCCATACCGCTGCGGCAGGGAGAGCCTGAACGCTCTCTGCATAGAATCCCAGATCGCCATTCCAAGAAGAAGTCGTGTAATTCCAACGGCTCTGTAAGTAGGCCAAAGACTCGGCCTTCAGCATATTGGCCGCTTGGTCAATCTTGCGCTGAATCAAGGTATAGGCCGTTTTATCCTCATCGTTTACGCCTGAATCAAGGTCAGGAAGGCTGATACCGGTCAAATCATTGATGTAGAGACCGCTAATTGGCTCCGAGCCTTCATCACAAAGACCGCGTATGCCGATGACATTATTCCAACAACTCATAGGGCAAAGTTACTAAAAATCAATGGCACAAGGTACAAAAGGGATTTTTTGCATAAAGCATCACAATCCAATACTTTCCGCAAAAGTTTACTCCAAAAGAAAAGGGGATGCTTTCGCACCCCCTTCCCAAACTAAACCTAATCAGAGATTAGGAGTTGTTCACCACACCTTCAAAGATGTAGTTGACACCGCGAAGCTGGTCGTTCAAGAAGAACACGTCAGAAGGCAATGTAACGAACTTGTAGGAGAGTCCCATAAAGAACTTCCATTGGTTACAATCCAACTGAGCATAGTAGTCAAACTCAAGCCCGGTTTCAGGGTCGGAGATTGTACCCTTCTTGATGGACTCATCGTCAATGACACGGATACCAGAAGCACCACGGAAGGCATTGTAACGAATCATCTGCACACCGCCTGGGGCAAGGAATGCAAATCCGTTGGCATTACCTTGGGCAGTACCGAGGCGAGGCTCAAAGAAGAAGTAAGACTGAGCGTCAGAGTTCATCATTTGCTGAAGGTCAACGTTAACCGTTGCGCAGCAATGAGATTTCAACGCAGTCATATACTTCTGCACGAGTTCACCACCGAGGATGATGGGGCGATCCCAAGCCTCAGCGAGTTGGTATTGGTAAACCACATCGGACAAGAAGTCATCCAAGAAAACGCCTGTAGAGGTGTTTTTGGTCTTGGTGGTCAACAAGGTGCGAGCCACGTTAACGGTAGAACCTGGGTCGGAAGCGTACAAGCCATTGTTGGTGGCAATGAACGTAACGGCCTCTTGGTTGATGTACCGCTTAATGGCTTGCATATGCATAGCCAACTGCCGGGCGATGTAGGTCTCGTCATTTTCACAACGAGGGGCCAAATCGTCCAAGCCGATAGACCACCTGCGAGAAGCACCGGTGTTTGGGTCAATGTTGTAAACCCTTGAAGTTTCACCGTACTCTGGCCCCGCAGCACAGTTCAATGCCGCAGAAGTAGAGGTATTGGAATCAGTCATTCGTGGCTGATACACAACTTCCACCTGGCGGTAGTGACCGTTCTTGGTGTCAATTTGATTTTGAAGGATACCCGATTCGTTCATAGGGCTTGTGACCGCACGAAGGGTATTGATGTGTCCGGGGAACATCGTTGGATCGGCATTGAAGTAGCCTGCGTCCAACCGCTCCTGAATGTTCGGACACGATACGAAGGATGAAAAAGCGTATGACATTTTTTTGGAATGAAAGAAAAGTTTGTCGGCTATTTCTTGCCAAGCCAGGCACTATGGGGCTTATTGTCCCCCCGACACATCATCGTGCGTTTAATTCTTCTCTATGTTTTAAGGCTCTTGGATGCAAGAATCGCTCTCCACGAGTACCTTCTCTATCGGATGCCGAAGTGCGAATTGGCTCTTTACTTGGCTTTCCTGCTTCTCCTGCCTTTTTAAGCATTTGAGCCTTATCAGCCTCCGAGCGAACCAACTCTTCAGGTGTCAAATAACCGGTTCCCTTATCGTTCTTGATTTGGTTGCCGCCTTTATCCGTCACCACCAACTTCCCGTCCGACAATGCAAAGATATAACGTTCATTCAATTCTAAGTCAAACCCCTTCCTTGCAAATTGGTTAACCGAATCGCTCCAAGCAAGATTTGACTTAATTTTCATCACCTCTTGGTTAATAATGTAGTTGTCAATGGCCTTCTGCGACTCAATCTCCTTCTGCTCCAACTTCTGCGTCAACTCACCTGCCAAGGTTTCGTACTCACTCTTCTGCTTCTTCAACTCGGCAAGTTGGGTCTTGTAAGCCTCATCGTCCTTCCCGGTACTCTTGGCCTGCTCCTTCAAGTCCTCAATCTGCGTATTGATACGCTGTTGGGCAACCTCAAACAAATCGGATAGTTTCTTGCCCTTCACATCGTCCTCGGTCAAGTTGAAGGCTCTCTTGAACTTTGTCTCAAGACTGCCGAGAGTTTTCCCTGTCACACGATTGCGGATGTCCTCATCATCAACGGCCACTTCACGGGACACATACTTCTTTGCAAGCTCTTCCTTGAACTCGTCAAGGGATGCAAACTCTTTCTCTTGGTCAAACAGCCATTTGGCCATTTCTTTGGAATCTACGCTCATTTTCTACGGGTTTTAGTGGTTGGTTTGGTTTCTTCTGGTTGAGATTCTTCGTTAGGCTCAGACTCTTCGTAAGAGTCTTCATCGGGTACTTCAGGAGTCTGCTCCATCATCTCGGATGCGGTCAAAGGAGCCACAACTTCTTGCTCTTGTTGGCGAAGCATTGGTCTGCGTTTTGGCAGTTGCTCAATCACCTCCTGCCCAAAAATCTTTGGAGTGGTGGTTAACGCAGTATCGTCAAGGATACGCATACCGTACTTCTTCAGAAAGTCGGTGTTTCTTGCCACCTCAATGGTGACATAAATCTGCTCTCCATCCGCTCTCAATACGGGGACAACTCTGCCTGTGATTCTTTCATTCATACATTTAAGGGTTTATGATGCAAATATAAACAATAATGGGCATTCAAACCTGCGGAACAAGCCAATGCCTACAACGATAACCTCCCAAATAAATGAAAATCGTTGCCTCGTCCGTACCGGGAATCTTTCCCTTCCAATCGCCCAACCTTCCCCACGACCGTATCGCCCCCTCATCAAAAACCTTGCCATCCCTCGCCACACAAAACGGTCTTGAATCGTTCACCAATCCACCTGCATACCTGAACTTCTTAATCCCCAAAGCCTTACCCAAAGCGTAGGTGAAGGAGCGGTCAATCACCGCAAACATCGTGTCAGCAGTCAAGACCGCCATATTGAACAAGCGACCCTTTTTGTCAGGGCCACCGCCTACCATTATCTCGGTAATACCTCCCTCCAAAAGCGACCGGGCCGAACCCGAAGCAATGGACGCAAGGATAAAGTTTCGTATATAAGCGTATAGATTCGTCTCAAGGTTGGTCAAATCGTCAAACATTGAAGCCATCTGCTCCTCATAACCGACCTCTGAAGCCAAACCAGGATCAAGGCCCAGCTTCTTGTAATACTCCTTGGTCAAGTCGGCTTGCTTGTCAATTCGGTTCGCTAAGAATACCAACGCATCGTAATAACTGCTCCGAGATACAGCGTCCTTAAATTCGGCCATCAGAGCCTCTACACGAGCGTAATTGTCGGTGGATGATACAAGGTTGCCCTCGGTGTCATACGAGAGCCTGGAGAGCAGTAAAAGCAGTATTGCAAGTAACTCCTCCTGCGACTTGTCCACCTTCTTGCCGAAATCTTCGCCAATCGTGTCTAAGCCTTCCTGCTTGGAGGCCGCAATCTGCTCTAAAGTCATTGGTTAAGGTTAAGTGGTTTCTTCTTCCTCTTCTTCTTCCTCCTCTCCTCTTCCTCTTCAGCAGGGGCAGGAGCAGCAGCACGGGCGTTCATCACGCTCTGCGGAGTCATCGTCCTGGGAGCTTCCTCGGCAGGCACAAGAGTCTTTGCAAGGGCAGAAAGGGTTTCCCTTTGTTCTTCCAGGGTCAGCGTCAAGAAAGCCTCGTTTTGGTCAATGGCAGTACGAATCAAAGACTCCAACTCAAAGTGAAGGATGGCCTTCCATTTGGGAACAAGACCCGTAGAAACCAACGCCAAGACATCTTTGGTGTCAAGGTTGAATAACGGGTCGGCCTGAACCGCCAACTTCATAATCGCTGATTTCTCCTCTTGAATGGGGAATCGGGTCTCCAAATACTGTTGCGCCAACATCGCCTTGCTGAAGGTCGGAGCCTTCTCAATTTCAGCGGTCAATTCAGCATCGGTACGCATCTCAAAGTTCTGCGGATACCTTACCGCAGGCATCGCAAAGCCTTCGCCATACCGCATCACCCCGATGGTGCTGATAGCGAACTCAAAGTCGTGGAAGACCGTGTTGGCAAAGCGGAGCAGGAAGGAATACAACTCCTCCCTGTCAATGGCCTTCCCTGTGGCAGTCTCACGGCCCGAAATCTTCTCGTTGTTCATTACATCAATGGACAACAACTCAAAGGCCATCTGAATGTTGGTAATGACCTGCTTGTTCAAGAAGTCAAGGATTTGTGGATCCAAGTCAATGAACCCGGCAGGCGGGATGTTCACCTTCGTCTCTACCTCGGTGGTAAAGCGATTCGGGGTCTGCACTTGATAGACCGACATCGGCCCGAACATCCGTTTCGTTCCCGATCCACCGCAGTTTGAACAAGCAATCGCCACCTTCTCCTCAAAGCCCAAAGCCTCCTCAACCTGCCCGGAGCCATTGCACTTGTCGCACTCGTCCACATACTCCCACTTCTGCAAGAAAGCGTGGCTGTACTTGGACATCTGCAAGGTGCTGAAATCGCACACCGCTTGGTCTAACGCAGGGATGGCCGGGGTGTAGAAGGATTGGAAGTAGTAATCGCCTTGCTCCTGCACCGAAATACCGCCCAAACGAGTGCAGGGCAGTTTGTTCATATCGTGCTTGTAGTAAAGCTCAATCTCAAACTCGTAATCGGCCTTCTTGCCCACCTGCTTGGCTATCTGAATCTCGTTCTTGTCAAAGATGAAGAATACGAGACCATCGTCCGTCTTGGTACGGCCATTCTCCACCTCCGAGCCGTAATCAGCCTTAATGATGGCGTACTCGTTCTCCTTCCAGGCCCAAACACGCTTGGAGTGAAAGCAATGGGCTACCGGGGTGGTTTCAACGGTATCGTTGAATGTGCCATCCTCAAAGTATTGCAGATTCGCAGGCATAATCGCCAAGACCGCGTTGGGGTCGGTCAAGGTCATAAAGCTCACAATCTGCTGAAAGTAGTTCTCCAAAGAGCCAAAACGAGGGTAGTCCTCGGTGAAATACCGCTCTACGGACGCATCTTCAAACCGCATCTCGTAGTTCTGGCGGTTCCAAACACGCCCCGCAATGTTCACGGCCTTGTGGAAGTAAGGCACGGTGATAGGCTTGTAGATGTTCTTTCGGTAGTTGAACTCGTGGGGAAGCTCGTTGGGAGCCTTCTCCTTGAACAACTTTTCGGGAAAGGCATCGTAATCGGAGTGAATCCGAAGCCTCATCTCCATTTCTACGCAAGCCTTGTAGGTTGGGTAGAAGTCAGGAATGTAGAATTTGTCGGACTTTTTCTTCACTTCGTACTTCTTGTACTCGGCAATGATATGGTCTAACAAGGGCTTGACCTGTTCGGTTGTCATAACTATCGCTTTTTACCGCCTCTGCACTTACACATTGGGATGGAGTTTATGCTTACAAAGTTAAGCAATCACCACGACCAATTACTATTGACTTAGCCGCCTCAAGCAGCTTAATCTTGTTCTCAATGCCTTTAGTCCAATTTGCGTGATACATCAATACGTCTTTAGGAAGGCTTAAATTAGGATTCCCAACGCCATCCCAACCATTGCCGGTTTGACCTATGGTGTAATACCTTTCTGGAAGAAGAATGTGACCATAGTTCATCTCTGCAAGGGCCGCATTTAAGGATGGTTGGTCACAGTTAAAGCGAGTCCCCGTCATTGCGATGGTGCGACTTATCAATTCCAAAACCTTGTCCGTCTTTCTGCAAACGAAAAAGCCATTACAAGCCTGTCCACTCGGATGGTCTTTTTGAATGGCAAAATCCTTGTCACCCAAAAGGTTTGTTAAGTCGTGCCGTATCGGGCCAAAGAACTCAATGTCAATATCGCAATGCAAGAATAGGTCATTGTAATTGAGAGCCTGCAACGCATCAAGAATGTTTATCATCCTCCTCTTCATTGAGTCAGCCCATCCATCCTCAAAATACTCCCCGGTCTTGCAGTCCTGCGGAATACACCTTACTTCCAGGTTCATTCCATCTTCAAAAGGAAAAGAACCAAGAAAATAAGGGGCAAGCGATTTGTGACTTTCGGTTATGCAGGAAAAGACTTTCATTAGGAGTTTGCTTTAATGCGTCTTATGATGGCTATGTTGTTGTCGTATTGGTTCTTGTCGCTCGGCATAGATACAATGTAGTACGCAAAAGATAGAGCCTCACTCATTTGGTCAAGGGATTGAACATACAGGCTCTTAGCGTAATTGGTGATGTCCTCAATAACGTAAAGGCCATCGTCTTTCAATTTATGGATTGAGTTTCTCAAAAAAGTCATATTTGCGCTATGCTCATGTAGGCCATCGTCTATGATAATGTCAAACTGAACCTTATTGAGAGCCTTATTCTTCCACATTGCCTTGATTTTCTCATCGCTTTGTTGGTCGCAGTAGAAAGTCTTTATTCTTTCATCGTCTTGAAATAAGGACGATTCGTCAATGTCAGCACCATACAAGTTGGCAAAAGGGAAATACTTTGCCCAAGCCTTTAAGGAAGCACCGGGTATTCCATTTGCCCCCATATTACAAGGTATGTCCAAATTTGAAGTACCAATGCCTAACTCAAAGATATTCAGTTGTTTATCTCTAAGATGCCCAAACAACACCGAGTAGATTTCGGTGTAGTTATGCCAAGACCCACCCCTATCGCTCCCATTGGAGGTCATTAAATTACAGAGTTCAGTTTTCATTCTTAATGTGGCTTTTGATTTTTGAATAAATGGTGTACTCCGAAGCATACTTGCGAACCCACGCATTCATCTGCTCAATAATGAGTTGTGGTGAAATAGATGCAATAATACCACCTATCTCCTCCTTTGCCGTAATGGCTTTGGTGTAATACCTTAGATTCAACGCAAAGGGGATATGCTCAAGAACGTCGGGCGCACCCACATAAATCGGGATGGCCCGGCAGAGAATCGCGTCAATAATCTTGTCGGAGATGTAGCCCTGCCAAATGCCGTTCTCCATACACACCGAATAGCGGTACGGAATAAGGCCGTCAGCCTTGTTTTGCAACTCGCCCTTACCAAGACCAAGGCCACGCCCATAGACATCGGCATAGGCCGTCTGTGCAAGTTCACGGGCCAATTTAACGCGGTTCAAGTAGAATCCGTGGGAGATGCCACTCGTCACCATACTCAGCACCCGGCTCTTGCTGTCGGCAATGGAGTCCTTTAAGTAATCCGTGAGAGGCCCATCCATATGGTAGAACATCCCGCAGGGGAAGCCAACCAGGTTGCCCTTAATGCCGTAGGTGCTTGGGTGAGCGCAGGTGTAAACGGTGGAGCAGTACGATCCGATATTGCGGTCAAAGAAATCGTGGTCGGGTGGCTCTTGAATGAATCCGATAACCTTTTCCTTCGGTACGCGAGGCTCTGCGCCTTTCTTATCGTTGAACACCACAAGCCAATCGTAGGAATCGTCATCCACGAACCGAATGCCGTCCGATTCCTTCCAGAGTGACTGCTCCATAATCCTGCGGTTCAAGGAGGCAGAATCAGTCCAATTACAAATCGCTCTTACCTTAATGCTCATATCAGAAGTTTTCAGGGATACAGCTCACAAAAGAACGCTGAATCAGTTTGTGGTTTCGCACATTGGTCTTATACAGGTTCTTGTTGGCATAAAAACGAACCCTGTCCTCGTCATCGTGCTTAATGGTGCTGATACCGTTATGAAAGGCTTTTTGCTCAAATCCTTGAGCCTCAATGCGCCAATAGAAGTCCACATCGTCAAATCCCCAACCATCCACCACCTCGTTGTAACCGCGAACCCTGCTGAACAATTCCTTCCACACCATACAACATCCCGTCCCATCTCCAAACCCCCAACCGGTCACAAACGAACCTCCTGCCATAACCTTCTGCCTGTGGTAGTTTACAAAGGATGGATTCGTCATCAAAGCGTCAGCGTCCATAAAAAGAAAGGTGTCTGCCTTCGGGGAAGATGCCAAGGCTCCCAAATTCCTTGCGTGGCTCAAATTAAAACCTTCCGCATCGTGCCTTACGGCCCGAACCCGGTGGTCGCACAATTCCTCTACATAGTCTGCGCTCTTATCGGGATCCCCATAATCCACCACGATAATCTCATAGTTGTCACCGACCTGGCTCGTCCAAGTGGGCAATGCCTCCTCCAAGTGGTGCATACGGCCCTTGCAGGTGGTTATGATTGAGATAAATCCCTCTAATTCCATCGTATGAGCTGCTTTTGTTGCCCTGCGTGTTTTTGCCTAACAAGAGTATGCCATTTGTATTCGTGGGTCAATCCGAGATTAGCGTGGTATTGACCTAAAAGGTTGCAAGCCATTTCCCAAGCCGAGTTATGCGTGAATCCTTCTCCTCCGTAAAGGCCAAGAATGTAATAATTTTCGTAAACCCATTTCACAATCTTACCCGTCATTGAATTGCGAAACTGAAAGTAAACGGGATTCAATCCACACCAAGGGTCAATGCGAAATTGAGCGCAGGCGATGTTGAACGCAAGTTCATCGGGGTAAGTGCCTCCCCACGGCATCTTCAGCTTCGCTATCGGGATCCCGTTGTCAATGTTGTCTCTTACCTGCTCAAAGAACTCGGTGAGTTTCTTCCCCTTACGCAAGAACATAAATGAGCTGTTTATAGCCGTGACCATTGCATCATCAGGCAGTTCGTGGTATTCCCAAATGGTGTCAAGCGTAGCCCATTGCATTTCTGGGAAGTCATGGCCATTCTGCTTTAGGTTGGCCATTGGAGTTCTGCCTTCCGGGTCAGTCCAAGAAGCGGTTTGAGAAAAGAAGTGTTGGTCTTTTGGCAATGCCAACATCCTTTCAACCAAAGGCTTTAATGACTTGAGCGCAATGCCGTCAATGTCAAAGTAAAGGCTGTTGTCAAAGGCCATATACTTGTCAATTCGGGTCTTTGCTCTGCCAGGGCTGAATATCCTTCCATCAATGTAAAGGTCATCTCGGTCAATCAAGTCAATTTGGTTGAATACCCAATACTTGTGGCCTATCAGCACGTCCTTGCTGTCGCATATCAACTGAATCGGAATGTCATTGTCAAAGTGTTTGACCGATAGGGCGAAGTTGTACGCCATTTCGTGATAGGCCGCCTTTCCAAAAGCCATTATCACTATGCCTGTTGTTTGTTCACTCATTTGTGCAAATATAGGTCATTCCAAAAAAAATCCCCGACCATTGGCCGAGGATTCTTTTGCTTTACCGAGCAATTACGCCCCGAAGATAGCGTCTGCGTTTGAAGGCGCAGGGTACTTCTGAGGCAGTTGGTCTGGGCCAAGGGAAGCACGAGCGGTGCAGTTGAACATCTGAAGCTCCTTGTTGGAAGCAGGGACATTCACAGGCAGACAAACGTAGTTCACGGGAAGAGTAATTACCATAACCTCGTTGGAGCCGCAGAGATAGAGAATCAACCCTGTCACGCGCTTGTTGAGGGCGCGGTAAAAGTCAATGGTTCCATCCGTAGTGTTGGCATCCATCCAGGTGGCAGTAAAATCAAACCCGGCCAAGAGGCTTGTTGGGCCACATCCAACGGGATTGTCCACATCTACGGGAGATGCGTCAGGCACAGTTCCACGAATGTTCTTGATAATCTTGAGGTCTCCTGCGGCAATAGCAGTAGCGTATTTTGCGCCATTGCTAAAATCGGCAGCAGTCGCAAAAGTTGCACCTGTACCGAAAGCGTCTTCCTCAAGAATACCTATCGCAGAAATGCCTCCCCGATTGTATGAGCCACAAGCTACGAGTTCGTGGTCTGGTAAAGCGGAACAGCCATATTCTAAATAAGCCATTTGATTAAAATTGAAAGGATTTTGAGTTTGTCATTGGATGGCAGACAGGCCACATCGCACGATAGGGCAAAGATAATACATTAATAGGATTGAGAGCGAATGGCTAAAGCGCGAAAAGTGGTAGTCTTAAAGGTGCTACTTGCTGTGCTTGATCCACCGACCAAGAACTGAACGCGAGTGCCGCTGGTTCCACTTGTGTCGTTAGATGACCAAAAGAATGTGGTCGTTGGAATGTTGGTTGTATTGATAAATGTGCCGATATTGTTTTGCCACACATTATTTGCAATATTCAAAAGAGCGTCCCTTGTTGGCAAAACCCAATCGCTGAATGTAGCGTGAGTTAGCCCACTTGCCCAACTTGCCGCAGGTGTAGCAATAATTCCCGATATGCCCGCACTAATAATCGCAGATGTATTTGCCGCGCTAAAAGATGTTGCCGCAAATGTAGCCACATTTACTCCTGGTACAGAAAGATTAGATGCCGACCATTGATATGTAGCGCTCATTGGGTCAACATCTGCAACTACATAGGCAAGTCTGTTTGCCGCGTCAACCTCAAACACAATGCCCCCTCCAAATAAAGAACCAACAGCAGGAGCCGGTGCAAGAATCTCCTTATTGCACGAAGTGAAAATCACGCTCGCGTTAGATGGCGCAGGGTATTTTTGAGGCAAATCCGAAGGGCCAAACGATGTCCTTGCGGTGCAGTTAAACTGTTGTAATTCCCTGTTGGAGGAAGGCACAACAATAGGATTGCAAACGAAATTGGTGGCACTCTCCACAATCATTACCTCATTGCTTTTTGGGATATAAATAATGAGGTTGGCAACCCTTTTGTTTAACGCTCTGTAAAAGTCAATGTTTGAATCGGTCGTGTTTGCGTCAATCCAAGTTATCGTCCAATCAAAGCCCCCAACGATAGTGTTAGAAAAGCATCCTACCGGGTTGTCAATCTCCGAAGGCGTAGCGTCAGGAACCGTGCCTCGGATGTTGTTTATTACTACCATACGCCCTGAGTTGTAGGCATTGGTGTAAGCGGATGCGCTTGACCAATCGGCAGGAGTCACAAAATCGCTTGAATCCAAAAGAATGGCTATGGATGGGATACCCCCTAAGCCATAATTACCACAATTAACAAGCTCGTGATTGGGAAGCGGTGGGCAACCATATTCAATGTAGGCCATTGTCTTAAAGGATTATAGCTGTAAAGATACACTATTCAAAGGTTAAGTCAAAAGTCAAGTCAAAGATGGTATCGTTTGCGTCAGGCGTAGGTTCAACGCCTGAATACAGATACGGGCCAACCCTTTGGTCATCCGGAGTTTCTTCGTATTCACCAAGGATTCCGGCACAGCAAAGCTCTTTCTTCAAATCCTGCTCCCTAACCTCAATCTCCAAAAACGCAGGGGCAACAAGCCTTGTGCGAATCCAGGTGGGCGAATAGGTTTCTGTTCTTGTGAAGTAGAAGTAAACGTCATTGCCATCATCAACCGAGAACCTGTCGTGCCGACACGCCAATCGCAGGAAGTTGTGAACGTGCTTCGGTGATAGGTTCACGACCATCTCCAAGAACTCCCTGCTCTCCGCGTAAACGATTCTCTTCTTGCCGTGGCTGTCTTGATAGGTTATCGTCTCTCCATCGTACTGCGGATTGCGAAGCTCTCCGTAAATCCTTGTCAGGTGATACCATCGCTGAACGTTTAGCTCAGTAGAAAAGGTTGGATAGGTAAATCCAAAAGCGCAAACCTCCCTGTCCATCAATGCGTCTTGCCCTGCCTTAATCCTCAACGTACCGCAGTCGTTGGAAATGAGTTTGTAATCTGCCGAAACAAACACGTCCAAGTCTTGCGCGTACTCTTGAGCAGACTTGTTCTTGTCATTGCAACTTTCTTTGGTAAACCAAACCCTAAAGCAGGGGTTTTCTTCCAAAAGCGAAAAAGCCTCTCCAAGCTCGAATCGGTAATAGTAATAACTGTTTTGAGCCACCATTGGATAATTTGGCGCTGTCGCAGTATAATCCGAAGAAAAAAGCCTTTCCTCCCTAGAGGTTTGAATAAGCTGCTTGAACAGGTTTATCCTAAAGCTCGGTATGAGCGTGGCATCGTATGTCGCTATCTTCTCAACGGTTAAGTCGGATATTTTGTAGAAAAATAGATTTCCAAGTGGAGTTCCAGAGCAAATGGCTAATTTGGCCTGAGTGCTTGGGCCAAGTGTATAATAATAAAACTCATAGTATCCCTTTCTCACATTCCCAAGACCCGTAAACGGTATCTCACCAATAGAATACTCGTTTCCCCCTAACTGAATTACACTTACAATTATCTTATTAACAAATCCGATTTCTGAGGTTGGGGTTAATGAGTCAAGATAAAACCTGACTTTGTAATAAGAATATGGCGTATCAAAAGGCTGCGTTGCCGTTATTAAAGACGGCCTTTTGTCTTGGTTTGCGGTCGGGGGATTGTTGATATATTGGAGAACCTGGACAGTATTTGGAAATGGGCCTCCATTTGTATTTATCAAAGAGATTAATGCGGTGTTTGTGCTGAAATAAACATCGCCATTTGACCCAAAAGACGCAAAAGTTGGCACGTTAGCATTTGCGGGCTGAAAGCCATTGGCGTACCTTCTTGTCGTTAATACACCATTGTTTTCGCGCATTTGATAGTTATTGCCATTGGTTTTTAAGGAGAAATCGTTGTTGTATAAAGCCTCACCGCAATATGGCTCGGTGGACTGCATACTGATTTGCTCTGTCTGAAACCCCCCTTCGCCATCATCTTCGTAAGTAATCGGCATCGCGTATTCTCCCGTCTTACAATTTAGACAAGCCGAATCGTCATCAAAAACGCATTGAATCGTTAAATTGGTTATCTTGAATAAAGGAGCGTCATATTGCGATGCCCCGTATATTTCAATGTAAAAATTAGTTCCTCTTGTAGTGAGGTTTATTGGGTCACTTGTGCTAACAAGGGGGTTTACCACGATAGGAATGGAATACCACCCATTCCCTGTAATTCTAACCTCGTTAATGGATTTTATAATGACAGAAGAGCTGTCAAATGAATTTGGGCTTCCTCCATTGTATCCAAACTCATCAACGTAAAACCTCATCAGTGCATAATTGCAACTTATCGGTTGGGCAAATTTGTAACTTGCATAGACTATAACTCCATTCAAAGGGGAATTGAAAAAGCTTAAATACGTTGGATCCACAAAACTTAATTCACCCCCTACAACAAGCCAAGAATTGTTTGTTTGGTTGTTTCTATAATATCCCCCACCAATATCCGCTGGCAATGCCTGATTCGTTGCCCAATCCAAAGGAGTTATGGATGGCCCTAAAGTGTGTGGCGTTTGACCGAAAGGTTGGTTTGGATTTATCATTCCGTTAGAAGTTCAAAGGTAGTCATTCCTGTTTTAATGGAAAAAGAAATCTTCTTAATCCATCCCTTTCGCCCATCGCATAGAATGTACCCAAAGGGATTGTCAATAATGTCGTTTAACTGAGCAGTTGTAATCGGATACTCAAAAGATAGCTCGTTCCTCATATCCGTATCAATTCCGCTTATATTCCACCAGGGGAATGTATTGTTTGACTTAGGAATCTTCCTTCCCGATAGCAAATACCCATTCCTTGTCTTGTTAACGTGATTCCTTGCGACAAAATGATTAATCACAGAGAAACAAGTTTCTGCATCGTTGTTGAACGTAATTGTCGCAGGAGGAACTTGTTGGCCCGCCATATTGTACGTTTCTGTAATGCCAAGCCTTTTTACAGGATAGAAAGCCGCGTTATTTGGGTAACTTCCCGATGCTGGCAGTTTTTCAGCCATATAGATGTTCTCGTCAGAAATGTTGTCGGACAAATAGGAGGTATCGCCCCAATTCGCAGGATAGAATATGGACGTTGCATTCAACGAGCTATCGGAGCAAGAATCCGTTGTAAATCCAATGCCTTGGTGCAAATAGAAGTTTGTCCGTGAACCCGTAAGCCCTGTCTGCAAAGCAGAGAAAACAAACGTATCACCCCTTTTGAACATCAGGTCTTTAATATCTTCCACCTCAAATATCTGCGTTGATATATTGAAAGTGTCAGGCTCAGGCTCTATCTGTATGGTGTACGTTCCATCGGTGTTTCTCTTTGGTATAATGCAGAGATTGAAAAGCGAATAAACACCGGTGCTTAGGTCATCAAAGGAAATGTTCATCAACTCCTCTCTACCCTCAAACGGAGGACTTACAGAATTATTCGCAGAAGTGTTTTTCGGCCCAGACTTCAATATGTTGCCAGAGGTGAATATGAAGTTGTGCGCTCCGTAATTGAATTGCGTCTGAATGGTCAATGAGCTTGGAGAAGGACTTGTAGCCGTAAAGGTTATACTGCTCATATAATTCACGTCCGTAGTCCTGTTGTAAAAACCCAAACAGGTGATGGACTGAACTTTCCAAGGAAATATCAACACTATTGGCAGTCCATTTGGGTATGCCTGACCCGGAGTGTTTACATTATCAGGAACAATAACCCCAATGGGCAAATCGCCTTTATTGACCGCATTCCTGTTGAAAACATACACATTGGGCCAAGAAAGTGCGTCTATATTGAATGTCCTTGAAGAGTTTAGAGCTATCGCAAGATTTCTCCCAATATCCCTTTCGGTTATGTTGTTAAGTGCCGGATTGTCTATTCCTGGCAGATTTATTGTTTCTTCTATAATTACATCATCCCCAAAAATATCGCCCGATATTTTCAGTTTAATCACATACTCGTCAGACTGCGAAAGCGGAGGATAAAATAATGGAATAGGGTTAACAATATCAAGAACGACCAGCCAAGTGTCTGGAGAATAGGTGTACGCAGAATTAGATAAATAATTGCTTGTCGCATTGCACTTACCATCAGTAATGTATTTTAAGACGTAATCGGTTGTTTCAAGTATTTTGAACCACCGCTTGTTTATGGTGCTATGCGTACTTGCCGATGAATCGTAATATGGCGTTGTCGTTAATGTTCCTATGTTTGGAATGTTAACGCCTCCATCTGCAATAGAGGACATACTTTTGCCCCCATTTACAGGCACTTTGGTTTCGCTAAATCTGGTAATCCTGCTAATAATTGAATCGTCTTCAATGGAGCAAGAAACTGTGCATTTTTCAAGATTAACCTCCAAGTCCTCAACGTAAATAATGCCCTTGAAATTCAGTCCATCATCGCATTGCTGAACTATGGTTATTGGAACGGTCTTGCAGGGAACATCCGAGTTGAAATATGAATAAAGAATATCATATCCATCCCCCCAAAATGTAACCTCCGAAATGAAGGTATTGAATATCCCTGGGTTTTGAGAATCCCTGTAAATATCAACCGTGGCATCCAACAAGCCCATAGGCTCATTCTGCAAGACAATGCCATCAAGCGTTACGATGTAACTCATTTGAATCTCCTTCTGTTTATGACCTTATCGGTCGTGCTTCTGCGAGATATGGCTTTCGCAAACTCATCAACGTTCTTAATGGCAACCCTTCGGTTTTGCTTGAGTAAAGTCGCAAGTTCCGCTGTCTGCATATCAAACGAATTGGACACATTCTCCGCAAAAGAGCTTCCAAGACCCGCATTACCGCTTTGCTTGCGCATCACATCGGTATATCGCTTCGCCACAAACGCCTCAAACTCGTTATCACGAATGGCCTGAAGTACGGGCTTGTATTTGGTCGTTTCCTCTGCGGTCATCACCGATTCGCCTCGTGAGAGTCTTGCAGGGATACTGTCAGAAGTTGCTGTGCCTGGGCCTTGCAAATCAATTACCCCTTCTTTGAATCCTGGGAATTGCTGAGATTGAATTGTAGCAATCTGAATGCCTGTTGCGGCAGTAATCGCTGCAACTTCCCACCACCTACCTTTCCCGATTGCTTTCATAACGCCTAACGCTCCATCTATAATAGCCGATACTGTGGCGGCTTTCTTTTCGTGTTCAAATCGCTTCTTTGCAAGTTCAGCCGCTTTTCTTTCGTATTCCTGTTCGCTTATTAGCTTTTGTTCAAGCTGTCGTTTAAGGGCGATTTCTTCGTTATCATAAGCCGTAGATTGCAATTTGGTTATTTCAGAATACACATTTCCAACGCCACCAATTATTTCGGAGACTCTCTCTAATTCAATAGAATCGGTAGCCTTTTTTCCAGCAGCTTCAACTTCGCCAAGGGCTTTTGTGAGTTCACCGAGAACCTCAATGTCTTGCGTTTTAGACATCGCATCTTTGATGTCCCTCGCCATCTTCTCAAACATCTGCTTGGTTCTTGCGATTCTTTTTTCATAAGAATCACCCTCATTCCTCTCAATCAGATCATTGGCTTTTTGTATAATATCAACAATCTTGTCTTGCGACTTTTGCGCTTCTTGCTCTTCTTTGTCGTTTAAGTCAATAATTGTACTTTTTAGTTTTTCATTAATTAATTCTATTTTCTTAGCCTTCAACTCTTCTGAGTCGGTGGATATTCTTACCTTAAATACTTCAAGCGCGGCAACCTCTGTTGCTAAAATCTGTTCAGCATTTAATCTTTCTTTTGTTCCTTTTTTTGTGGCCTCTACTGTTTTTTGAGCTGTTGCAACAGCAAGCTCAAGCTCGTTCTCTCTAATCTTGCGAATTTCTTGGTCAAGTATTTTCATCGGCTCAAGACTGACCTCTGGCTCTACAATGACCTCTGGAGCGTTGGGGTCATAACCTCCAAGCATCCTATCAACCTCCTTTATCTTTTGGTCAAGTTTGAATCTTTCAAGAGCTGCCGCTTGTGGTGAATCTGCGAGTTTAAGGTCATTAAGTGCTTTTGTGGCTATATAAACTCTTTTGAGTTGCTCTTGGTATTTAACGCTATTTTGAGATAGCTTTTCAAGTTCAAGATTCTCTTTTGCCAAAACCTCCTCTCTTGCCTTGATAGCTTCTTTGGCATTACTATCTGCTTCGTCTCTTTTTTGAGACTCTTCGTTTTCCTTTTCAGCAAAGACCTGCATTTGCTCAATTAGCATACCGTATCCCCTAAGCCTTTGTCTTTGTCTTTTTGCTTCAGCCTCATCAGTTGCTGCTATTTCAGTCTTCGCGTCTATCTCTGATTTCAGAGCCTTCATTCTGTCCTGAACCTCTTGCTTGGTCATTTTCGCAAGCTCTTTTCTGTTCTTTATTCCCTCAGCGTATTCAAGAGAGCCTCTCTCAAAAGCCCTTTGGTTTAATGCGGCAACATCTTTCTCGTCAGCCATTATGCCTTTCCACCAACGAGTAATGCTTTCCGTAAAAATCCCAGAGCCATACGCTACCTCGTTTACGATTTTGTAATAAGATTGCCAAAATCCTTCGGAGTTTTGAAGGATGGCATTAATGTTCGTGAGCCTTTCTTCAAGCCACTTGAATCCCGAAGAAATGCTTTGAAAATTTGTTTGACCGATATTTAGCTTAAATCTCTCCCAAGCATTTGAAGCCCTCGTAAGGGTTGCATCCAAAGACCCCGCTTTTCCCGCAAGGGCAGGGGCAAATTCTTCCTCCAAGACCCTTGAAAATTCAGGCAGGATTTCTCTTGATATAATCTTCCCGTTCTCAAGAAGTTTCGTAAAACCAAGGTTGGTGACTTGTTGGGCAGGGTGAAGGCGGTTGTATGCCTTAGTCATCAAGTCGGATGCGCCAGGCAAGGCTTCACCCAACTGCCTACGCAATTCTTCCGCAGCGACAACGCCCTTGGAAAGCATTTGTTGCAAGGCGTAAAAGGCTCGTTGCGTTTGAAGCGAACCCGCACCGGCTGCTCGTAGGGCCGTTGCAACACGAACAAAAATGTCCTCGGTTGTTTTGGCCGAAAAACCCGCCGCCCGTGACGCAATACCAAAGGAAACAAACCCTTCGCTCAACTCTTGGAATCCAATGCCAAGCTTTTGGGCTACCTCAAACAATCGGTTAAATGCCGCCTCTCCGCTTGCTGCGTTTTGAAAAACGAAGTTGAGCCTGTTTTGCATCAACTCGGTTTTTCTGGTCACATCAACGATAGAACTACCAAACTGAATTACTTGGTCAACGGCAAAAACAGCGGCCATTCTTGACGCAACTCTGGTTAGAAGCCCCTCAAACGCATAAACCTCTTTTTGGGTTTTACGCAAAGAGTCACCCAACCTGTTTACATTGTTGTTGGTGGTATTGACCGAGTTATTGTAGTTGTTTATGATAGTAGTGGACTGATTAAGTCCTCCATTTGTAGCATTAACGCTTGAGCCAAGGCCCGACATAGCCTTTTGGGCTGCATTGGCCGCATTGGAAAGTTGCTGATTCTTCGCAATCAGTTCATCAAGTTTCCTCTTAAGGTCATCTACATTTGCATCATAGACAATGGATATTCTATCGGACATCTTTGTTTTGTTTAGCCTTGCGTTGCCTTTCCTCCTGGAAGTGCTTGAGCAAAGTTAAGACATCCTCAACGGATGTTTTCATATACTCCTTGTACAGAAATATATCGCCATCCGCAAGGAAGACGAAGAACTCACGCCAATTTAGGTCGCTGAAGTAGAGTTCCGAGCCGATAGCTCTGATTTCAGGAGTTCCTGGGTCGCTTCCAGCCGGGAGGACGCCATCTCCCAGAAGATTGTCCAATCTTCTTCTAAATGTGCGATATTGGGAAAGTATTGACTCAGCCCGGCTAAAACGAAAAAATCATACAACTCCTTGCCTTTGTATGCATTACGGAAAGCCTCCACCTTCTTCTGCTCAAACTCGGCATTCCACTCACCTGGATTCTGGTCTTCACGAATCAAGACCGCCCCGGCTAACTCCATCATCACATCGGGGTGAATCAGCATTTCCTTCCTTTTGCGCATCTCTCCGACCAAAAAGCCAATTTGCGCCAGGTTTTTGACCGCTGCGCCCGAAACTGATGCGTTCAGCGCGTTCTCCATATTCTCCAAGAATACGTCCAACTCCTCCTTGCTCACCATCCGCTGCAACTGAATCACGAGGTCTTGGATCCGACCCATCCGCTCAATGGGGATGTCAAAGATGTTCTGGTAGATGTAATACTTATGGCCCTCGCAGACCAAGGCGAATTTCAGCCCCTTCATCATGTCGGGCTTGTAGGTTTCGTCCCATACCATTTGGGTTAACTCCTTTTTGAAGAGTTTGTAAACAATTTTGTGTATCACGATAGTTTAATAAAGATGAAATTGAGTGCTACGCCCATAATCATCACCACGGCCATTTCAAGGGGATAGAAGCCGAACAGGGGGGATGTTAAGAGGTAGAAGATGCCTCCCCAAAACGAAGCCATACACCCCACGCAACCGTACACCGGTTTGTGGAGCATCGGATACTTGTTCGGGGGGAGAAGGTATCGCAGTCGCTTTTGCAGGCCGTGCAGGAGTTGCTCGTCCTCCATAGAGATGGAGAGCGACACGACCATTAGGCTTACAATCAAGGCTCGGTAGAAGGTTTCAATGGTGTACATTACGTTAGTCGTTCAAATTCAAAAGAAAAGCAGGTTTGCGCGTCCTCGTGGAGGTCGTTGGTCATTTCTTGGGGGTCGTTGAAGTCGCAGGCGTTTTGGAGGTAGATTCTGACCTCGTAGGTTCGGCCCGTGGTGTAAATGGCTTCATCGGGGGTCAGCGTAATGTCTCCGTTGCCGTTGGTCGTGAGGTTGTAGGTGGTCTTGGAGTCAAGGGTCACATCGGTAATTACGACCTTGTAAGCCGTGGTTGGGTCGGCCTGGGCGAGGGTAAGGGTCTCGCAGCAGAGGTCAAAGGTTCCGATGGAGAGGCAGTCGGTGCATTCAAGGCAGCTCATAGGTGGTTTGTTTCAGGGATGAAGTTAGGCCCGAACTTGCTATACCCACTCCGCTTGAGGTGTTTGATGTACCACTCGTTCAGGAAGCTGTTGCAAAGATACCGAAAGCAGTCGGCAAAGTCGGACTGTTGGCTGA